AAAAAAAAAGGGGGATCATTGCGATCCCCCTCCAAACTAACGAGCGGTTTTGTGTAGGGCGGTGTTACCCTTGTTTACCCTTTCGCTGCTAGTTTAGCAAAGTAACTCAACGTGTCATCATCATTATCATTATCAGTTGACGTTGGTTCCTCTGCGACCCGCATTTCTGGTTCAGCTGCCTTTTGGAAGGAAGGAGAAGGAGCAGTTGTATCCAGAGTTACGGATTCTGCGGTGGTAAGAGGTTGACCCTCCTCACCTAAGACTCGCATCAGCTTAGCTTTCAGCTCGTCATAAGTCTTATAGCTTTTCGGATCGAGGAAATCCTGTAGGCCATAGGCTCTGTTGTAAACAGCTTCGAGTTGATCCTCGTCACCGTTCATTAGTTGGCTTGGGGAAGCGAACTCTGATTTATCGTAGTTTGGGTAACCCTCAAACATACGAATCTTCAGTTTGAAATCCGCACCGTCCCAGAAGTCAAATGGGTTAATCGGATCCTCGTCTTGGAACTGAGGTTGCATGACATCCATGATCTTATCAAAGATCTTCTTGCCAAACTTGTAAAGGAATACTTTCCCTTCGTTCTCTGGATTAGCAGGATCGCTAACCACAAGAATATTGGCAACATGATGTAGACGACGTTTGCGATCGCGAGCGATAGCTTTGTCCTCGTCACGTCCAGAGTTCCACAACTGTGAGTTCATTTCGGATACTGGATCCTGCTGACCAATAGAGGTCAACGAGTTCTCAATATACCATAGACCTGTCGGTCCCTTGAACCCATGATCCCAATAACGAACCCAGGGGAGATCCTCGCCCTCTGGTGCTGGTAGGAAACGGATTACTGCATAGCCATTGCCAGATTTATCTCGCGTTGGCTTCCAGAAACGATCGTCCACATAGGACTTCTTTTCTCCGCCACCTGCAGCTTCTGCTGCTTGGACCAATTTTGAGATATCTGCGCGGTTACGCTTAAGGTTTGCAAAAGACATATATTTTCTCCTAGTATGTTTTTGTATTGCTGGATTATCCACTGAATGTAGTACTATTATACCACAAACTCATCATAATGTAAATACCTTTAGCACAATTTTTTTCATTTTTTCCAAATTAGGATTTACGAAAAAGCCGTACTTCCGGATCTTGCGTGAGACATCAGGCCATACGATGGTCTCACTTATTTGACGATCTGCTCTGCTCATGAATCGCGTTAGCTTATCAAGAATGACCACAGTTTCAATGCAGATCGTTCCACTAAGGTATTCCGATATAATCAACGGATGCTGACCATTATCGGAAACCAGTAGTTCGTCGAAGGAGTTAACCTTGTCGGATAGATTATTTATATCCTGTTCAAAGGTATAGGACAGAGCTTGGTTGCGCTTCTGCCACTCCTCATAATTCTTGTCGTCGCTCATCATGTCGCCAACCCACTTTGAGTCAGACACAAACTGCGACGCGTAAAAAGAAATCAGTTCGTTTGGATCATCGAACCTCCGTGCTAGTTTAGCGAAGAAGTACTTATCCTTTCGTTTCCAAAACGACTGAGGTTTTGCTGACGTCTTGTAGTTATACCGAGGAGCCTCATACTTATCGTCCTCAAAGTGTAACTTCATCGCCATGTAATATCTAAAAGCATCAAACGGTTCCATACGAATCATCATATCGGTAATTGGTTTCCATTGCTTTTCATTAATCGCAATGATACTGCTTCTGCTTCGATCTTGTCCTTAAGGATTGGGCCGATAAGGTTATTGATCTCACCTGGGTCTAATTCCCTATCAGTACATACGTCAATGACTGCGTCCATGTAGGACATATTCTTTTCCTCGACCTTAGTCTCAACAAGTTTACTGAATCGCTTTTTAGTTAGTATTTGTTCTAGCGACATTATTCCTCCCATCTATAAAATATATGGTCGTCAACTCTCATGATACGACGCAAACTGTCAGCCCAATAGGGAGTAACGTTCTTAGCGTGGTAGTGAGTTGCACCATTTGTTAAATCTTCATAAGCACCATACAATGAAATGGCCTCTGTGGCTCTTTCCTGTGCAGTATCCCACAGCTCATCATTCTTTGGGGCATCAGAGAGCCCATCGCAATACCAACTGAACTGGCATTTGTGCCGTTTAGGGAATCCAGTTGAGTCTGTAGGACCTTGTTTGATAACATCACACGCGTTATTCGGATATCGTTCATCTCTGATACGATTAAGAACAACATGAGTCACTGCTATCTGACCAAGGTGCGATTGGTTACGAGCCTCAAAGTAAATGTTCTTGGCTATACACTCCATGTCTGGAGCGGTTAGACCTAGGGCTGCAGTTACAACGGCCTCAGCTATTAAATGCTTCATGATAAAGTTTTTATCTCACTCTCTAAACGAGTTATCTCATCCTTAACCATTAGCTTTCGGATCTTCATTGACTTAATGAATTTTTCAGGAGCACGCTCTCCTTCAAGAGCTTTGATCCTATCGTCTATATCCTTATGCTTTCGCTGTAAAGATTCTAGTCTTGCATCTAAACTCATTTGTCCATAACCCTTAGCAATAACGTTTCGGCATTGATACGACCGTTTGGTTTGGCCGTCTTTGTGGTAAGTTTAGCCCAAGCATTATCGATTTGCTTTGGCGTCTTACCTAGAATAATGGGTAGGAAATCCTCTGGTGTTCGCAGACGGACTGACCTACTCAACCCTTCATCAAATTTCTGTAGGGTAGTACCCTTTACCTCGAAGCCTGTTGTTGAGTAACTTACGTACTCAGACAATGTGCGAGTCTTTTGATTAAACGTATAGAGTCGCATAGCTCCAGGTACCGTGAGCGGATTGATGGAGAGTAGTTTGTATTCTCGTGATTCCTTACAGAACTTGAGATACTTAATCTGTGAATCGTTGGATCGTGCTTTAGGAGTACGAACCTTACGAGTGGCTTTTGCACGAGCCTTGAGTTTGTCAAGATCGGCAATCATATCATCACACGCTTTAAGTCGACGTTTTAGCTCAGGACGCTTAAGGTGGCTATAACCCTCAACGGCCTGTTCACACTTCTTGTGATATGCATCATAGTAATCAAGATGCCAACCATCAATGAACTTACGAACGATCTCAACAGCTGCACCCTTGAGGTCATACTTAAGGAATAGGTTGTATAGATCAATTGTAGTTTTCTTACCTTGGATCCATTCGTCCTCTAGAGTATCCACGTCCTCCATGACTGTATTGTATACCTTCTCACGAAGTAGCTCTTGAGGAGTCTTACGAACCACAACGGGTTTGCTATCCTCTTCAGCTTTTTTCTCAACGATGACAGTTTTGCCATACGCGATTGCTTCAGAGATACGGTTGGTCAACCAGTCACGAGCTTCGTAAAAGGTATTACCAGTGCCAGGAAGTGAGATCCAATATGCGGCTTCTGCCTTGTTGTTATAAGGCGCACCCATAGTCTCCATACGAGCAATGATACCAACGGTAGCAGTATCAGCCAAACGACCAGCATTCTTAGCTGCTTGAATGTCATCCTTACTGTACTTGTTGGCTTTCATCCATTCCCATACGTATGGTATCAGATCCTTATGCTTATAGTTCTCGTAGTACCATGCACGAATGTATTGACGACGACGGTGAACAGCCTGACCATCATTTAGATCAACCTCGTTCCAATTCGGCTCAGCGAGTTTACCACCTCGACGAATAATTGGAGCAGCACGTGGCTTTTTACGTTTACCAGTTTTAAGTAGATTTTTGCCAGCCATTATTGTACACCTCCTGCCATGTAATACATCTTGACGCCTTGATCCCAAAGATCACGAGCGCAGTCATCGGTATCGAAACCATACTCACTTGCGAAATCAATTGACGATGAAGCCATAACGGAATCTTCAAAACCATGTTCTTGAAGGTAATAACAGATGGTCTTAGCTGTTGCGGCTTCGGCCACCATGTAGTTTCCGTTGAACATTTGAATAGATCCGTTGTCGGCTGAGATAAAGTCAATCATAATAAGGTTCCTTTCCTTCCATTTGATACTACTATTCTACCATAGTCGAACAGCAATGTAAATAGAAAAATGAACTTTTTTTCACAAATATGCATTTTTTTTTAGTCGGAGTAGAACTCACGTACGTTTTCGACTCGGAACGATCGCCAGCCATCCGCATTAACGTCAAAGACTTTAAGTGCTGTAATGGTTTTCATCACACCTTCTTCTTCGTCAATGGTTGTCTTTGGCTGATGATGACCAGGGATCTCATCCTGTTTCAATGTACAGGTCATATCCCGCATCTCACCGTTGAGTTTCTCAAAGACTACTCGGCATGTGCCAGCTCGTAGTCTTGCGACCATGCCTTCACGGTCAAGTCCTTCAATTAGTACCATATAATGTCTCCTTCATAGGTTTTAGAAATGGAGTGATGTCACCACCATACTCCCCGTTGTTTGCCTCAAGCCATGCCTGACGATCAAGTGTGTCTAGACTCATTAGCCTATCCTCAACATTGTCAGCCACAGCACGAAGCACTCTTACGAGAACAAACGCCTCGTCAAGATCTTCTTTGTTGTCATAAGGAACACAATTCTTGCTCGGTACCGTATAACACTCAATGTGTTTAGCCACGATTTCTGGCCAAAGGATTGTTTTTTCAACAGCAGGATCAGAGCTGTCTCCAAAGAAAAGAGTCATGTTGACGCCATTGTCATCTAGATCCGCACATAGATCCACTTCCATATTAACTGTTGCCATAATATTACCTCCGCATTTTGGCTAGTTCTTCAGCTTGCTTTGTTCCACGCATAACTGGCACGAGATTTGATTTATGCATTGTTCCGATACCAACAATGAGGTCGCCTGTGTACACTGGGTTTTCTTTCTTTCGACAAGATCCAGGTATTGAGTCCGACGTCTGGAGGCTAGGATATTGTTTTGTTGTACGCGAGTACGACTTTTCAGGGACATAAGGCTTAAACTCCGTTTTTAATGGTTTCTTCTTACCTTGAACGTAATCAACATAATCCTGTAGGGTATCGAACTGACATGAGTGCATGTTCTTACGACGCATGTCTTTGTTGTACCTGCGCCACTCAAGTTCAAGTTTCTCAAGGTTAAGCTTTTTACCTTTACGTTTCTTAGTGTTAATGGTGGTCATACCACGAACTAAATGCATAGTCATATGAAATACCTCAACGTAGCATTGGCAAGAATAAAACACAACACAGTGTTTAGAACGATAAGAGACCTATCCTTCCAAATAACTGCTACCCACCACCAAAGACTTGTTCCTATCAAAGATAGAACTATATCAAAGATCTTTGGCATGTCCTCAACGGATCTACAAAGTACGGCAGCCACGATGAAGATCGTAGCCACCCACTTAAGATACCAGTCAAGAGGCTGTGTTAGCTTCAAGTCAAATTTCATTACATATCCCTACTTGCGTCCCAGACCCAAGGAGTTGGATTAGATTTTGGTCCGTATACAACCACGTCTTCTGGACCAACCTCAGTCATGACACGAGGATCGTTGTCCTTGTGAATCATAACAGGTCCACCCCAGACACGGTATGCACGAACATACTCGTCTCCGCGGAAACCAACATAGTGTACAACTCTAACCATCATTCTCTCCTTTATACTATTCAGTAGATCCCTCCTGGGATTAGGTACATATCAATCAAGACCATTCCTAAACCCAATGCGATACCTAAAAGTATTTGATTGAATGTCATATCAG